CGTTAAGTCGTGGCTCTTGGTTGAAAAGTTTCCAGCCAAGAGTTCTCGATCTTCTAATTCAGTACATTCATAAAAACAATCTAATCTAACATCATTAGCGTAAACATTATCTTTATTAGCTTTGATTAGATTTTCAAGTGTATGAGTTCTTTCCAATGAAGGGTAAATATCAATGACTTCGTATTGTGCTACGACTTCTTCTAGGATTGTTATGGTTAAAAGAGATTTAACTAATGTAAAAATGTTTAAAGGCTGGTGAAGTGTCACCTTTACCTTTTTCATTTTTTCTTAAATATCTCGGCTCCTTTGAGTCCGTAAATACTAGCCACGATTGAAATAAATAAAGTCTGATACCAAAAAGGTAAATTTCCAAATTTATCAAAAAATATATCTATCTTTTCTTGTATAGAAGGATCGTCACTAAAGACACTCCATACTAGAAGTAAAATAGGCATACTTACCAAAATAAGGACGAACTCGTCTTTCCATCCTTTGTCATTTGATTGTCTTACTTGTGCTTGATACTCAACTTCACCATTCGCCATTTTACTAGCGTGTAAAAGTTCAGCGTCAGACATTAAGATTTTTGCTTTTTGTTTATTAGCAAATATTTGAGCACCTGTTTTTAAAACTGTCGGTAATATTGATAACCACATTATTTTATATTCCTTATTAAAGTTGATAACTCGTAAGCTCTAGCTGGGGTTTGTTTAGCCCATCTACTATCTATCATTTCATCTGCGGCTTTATTGTAATCTTCTTCCTGTAATCCTTCTATGAACTTTACAAACTTTTTCAATCTAGGCAATCCAAGTTGAAATGACATTTCAATTAATACTGACTCTACCATCGGATCATATGGTATATCTTTATCTTCTATAAGATCGTGTGCGTTACTAAACGCAATATCATAATCTTTATCAAATAAATGATTTAGTTCTTCTGGTGTGTAAATCTCACCAACAACAAAATGATCTTTATCTGTAAGCAAATGACCATAGCCCACTGTCTTATATCCGAGTGAATCTTCGTAAACAGTAGGGCTAAAGCCTTCGTGATCTTTAATCCGTTTCTTTGTATCTATCATTAGAATACGATTACAACTCCAATTACAATTAAAGCAACAGCCCATAGTGGAAGTTTCCAATTAGCTATGTCAGTTACTTTCCAAACATAATTCATAAAGTCCATAATGTTTCTCCTATTTGATTTTTCTATAAGGGTCGGTAGATAGTTTCACTTCTTTTTCTGTTTGCTTACAAGCGATAATATCTTCCATATTGTTTTTAACATAATGTAATATGTTTCCAACAATGCTTTCTTTGGTATGATCTTCCACGATGTTATCTAAGGTATCCCCCTTTTCTAATAACTTAGTAACAGTTCTAGCGTGTGATCTTACCTCTTGATCTAAACGACCATCATAAGGTTTAATATAAATTCTTATATATTCTGGTGATAATCCTGTTGGTGATACTTCAAATCCTAATATACAAAATGCTCTCCATTCATCTATCACAAACTTTTGTGTGAATGACATCATTCTATTTTTATCCATTCTTTAACCTTTCGATCTCTAATTGACAATAATGAATGATCTTTTCCAAGTCTTGTATTCCGTTCTTTTGCGGATAGCGGACAATGTATTTTATAACTACGCCTTGTAAGTAGTTTAAATTATTCTCTTGGATAAATTCATAAGGTTGTATCTTATGATCTTTGTAATGTGTTCCACCGACTTGTTTCTTAAATGCACTCATCAAGGAACGACTTTATTCCATCTTCCACCTTTATTCAAGACCATTGGTAGTAGATAAGGCAATCCCTCAATAATAATTCCTGTACCAATTATAGGTCTATCTTTAAATAATTTATTGTATTCGTAAGCAAGACTGTCTTTATCTATTAAACAGCCAACTTGAAGTCCCCAATGTAAAGCGTTTGGATTACCCCAATACTGAATATTAAACTTTGTGTGATAATGTCCTTGCACTACATTCATTCCATATTGCTGACCAAGTTTAAGAATGTTAGCTGTCTTTCCGTGACAGAAATAAATATCCTGTCCGTTACTTGCTTTGATAACTATATCTTCGTGCCACTTCCAGCCTTTACCAACTTCTAAAAAATCGTTGTAATCTTTTATAAACGCTTTAGGCAATCCGTGAGTTAATGCTTTTCTAAATATTAAACTTCCGTGATTAGAATGTACTAAATCCATTTTAGGAAATAAATCCTCTAATTCGTGGATTACTTCTATTGCTTTTTTTAATTCATCACCAGCACTAGATAAATCTGGGTTTGGTGAATGGTAGCTTATTGCGTGTCCATCAATCTCATCACCGATATTTACAATACGAGTTGGTTTGTATTTCTTTTTTATGGCTCTAAGAAAAGCCATCATATCTTGGTGGTGGTGAGGAGCGTGCTGGTCTGATATTACGAGAATACACTTCTCCATATATATCCCTCTATTAAATAACTAATAAATCTACAAATGATTTAACTGTCTCTGCGAATACTATCGTAAACATAAAACACAATATGCCGACTACTTTCCAAATAGACGCTATGTGTTTTTCTATCTTATCGATCGAGTTTTGAATATGCGTTAAATGATTGTTTTCAATAGTCTCAATCCGAGCTTCTAGTCGTATTAATGTTTCACTATTCTTCTGACTTTGACTCGGCACTAGCTTCCTCTTTTGGTAGTTCAGCTTTAAGGATTGCAGAGTTAGCTCCCTCTATTGTATTAAGCCGATCAGTTTCTAGTAGAAGTTTTGATCTTTCTTGACTGACATATTGAAGTTGTGCAAAAGCTATTTTACCTTTGTCAGATAATTTAGTTTCGTCATATTCTTTGTTATCTAGTGTAAACATAGTATCTCCTTTTATCTTACTAACCATTCTTCAACATCATTACTGATGTCTCTCATTTTAATCCAATTTGAGCCTGTTGGTTGTCCTTTGCGTAATCTTAATTTACCCATAAGACCAACTGTGTCCCATTCTTTTCTCTCAGATCTCGATATATAAGTTGTGTCTTTATTCCAATCAGGATTTAATTTTCTTCTTTGCAAATTATTACCATCTTCATCTTTTGAAGTAACAATAGCGTCATTAGGTACAGAAAGTCCATCAGGGATTAAATCTGTTTGATAACTATGAAAAATGTCATCTTTATCTTCTTCTTTTATTGTCCATTCTGTTTGAGTGTAATCTTCAAAAATGTAACTACCATAATCATCTGTTAAATGTTTTTGTTTCCATCTTTCAATATCACTATCACCAACAACCGCTGGATTGGCAGATATAACACCTATAATTTTAGAAGTATCATCACTATCTGTTGCCTTAACTATTTTATTACCATCAAGAACAACTGAGTACCCTCGTCTATCTTCACTTGATGAATTGCCATCTTTCCATTCAAAATACTCTGCATAGTCAGCACCACCACCTGAAAATGATCCATCTGCAAAAGCATTTCCAGAGCCTTGAAAAATAAACTCACTATCTGCGTCTCCACCTGATGTGATTCTAACAAAGTTATATGAGGTAGTTGCCGCTCTATTGTTATCAATGTGCAAGGTATCTTCGGCATAAGAGGCATTAGTTGCGTCAAGCAAAACTACTTCCTCATTCCCACTCGTTCTTATGAAATGAAACACTGAACTTGATGTTCCTGCGTGTCCCATTGATATTTTTCCATCCGAAGCAATGCGCATTCTTTCGTTAAATCCTGCGGTTCTAAAAATAAAATTATCGTTAGCGTGATTGTAAATAATACTTCCTCTAAATGCCTCATCACCACTTGTACCATCAGCAAAATAAAGAATTCCATTTGTGCTAGACGCAATAGTTATCCCATTACTTGAACTATCAGTAGCACCTACGACTAAATTATCTGCACCACTATCAAAACTTCCTGGACTACTAGTACCTATTCCAATGGCATTATTACCACCATCAACAAAAAACATATGAGTATTCCCATCAGTCTCAATTCTAAAATTTACGTCTTGGGACGATTCGTTAAATACAACTTCAGGTAATCCATTAGTTGCACCTTTAACTGACATTATATCTCTTAATGCGCCATTGTTAAATACTTCTAATTGGAAAGTTGAATCTTCACCACCACTTGAGCCTTTGTCTATAATCTGTGAAGTTAATTGTGCATAAACAGTTTTATTACTTTCATTATCCTCACCCTCGAATCTCATTCTACCAATAACATCATTATTAGCAGGACTTGCTGAATCTCTATGTAGCACTAATTGCGGCCCTGCCTCTGCTCCTGCGTTGGTAGATTTTAAAGTTAGATTATCGCCTGCGGCAGTTGAAGCAATAACCATATGTCCATCTGGTAAAGTAACTAAATTATTTTCATCAATAGCAATAGCAGGAGTAGTTCCAACTGTGCTACCTAACCCAATAAGTAAATCATCAGCAGAGTCATCAAGACCAATATAAAAGTTTTGTGCGTTGCCATCGAATAAAATTTTTGTATCTTCTGCTCCACCATCACCTATTGTTAATGTTGGTGTGCTTCCAGCTATTGTGATAGAGTCAGTAGCTAACTCTGTAATTAAATCAGAAGTCGCACCTATCTTAAATACTTTGACCCAAGCATCGTTGTCCTTGTTGCGAATGTATAATTGATCTCCATCTGAATCGAACCACCATTGGCTCGCATAAGTCGTGCTTGGTTCTGAATTACCAGCACTGTTAGTCGCTAATGCACCAAAAGCATTGTTTAAATCAGTTCTTGTAGCACTGAAAGTTTGATTGGCTATGTTAAAATCGTGTTGTGACATTATGTTCTCCTTATAATGTTATTTGTTTTATTTGTAAAGTTATATGGCTCTGCCTTGTCCATTGGCAACATAATCAAATGTTATATCTTGTGCCGCACCACCAGCATTAGTAAAAGTTACACTAAATCCTGTTGCTGATTTACTAGTAATAGTTGTTTGTATATTCTGTGCGGCGTTCTGTGCAAGAATAGTAACACTTGGCTCAGAAAAAAATGCTGTGTTAAATGTCACTGCTTTCGTACCAGCACCACTTGCTATGTTAGATCCTCTATCAGTTCTATCAGCCATAAATAATCTAACTTGTGCGTTGTTTACTTTTGGTGATTGTGAACTTACAGAAGAAGTTAAAACAAGTTGAAACTTAGCAAATTTAAATTCATAATTACCATCTTGAAATGGTGTAAACGCTGTATAAGTTGAATTATCATCTGAGGTTGAAATAAATAATTTAGCGTCCATTTGAGGTGAAGCACCTGCACTATCAAACAAACCTTGTGCTGAATCAAATAACCCAGCGTGTCCGTCAAATGATGAAACTCTATCTAATTGATCTACATTTAAAAATGAAGATACTCGACCTTGATATTTTGCACCCAATGAGAATTGATTAGCAAATGTATATGTTCCTGTGCTTTCAAAACCATCTACTTCATCAAAGAAACCAACTTTATCATCAAAATTTCCACTTACTGAATCAAAAAGTGTAACATCATCACCAGCAAGAATTAATGTTCCACCATCTTCTACAACTTGAGATTTAGTTCCAGCAAATGATGTTTCTTCAGTTATTGTAGTTACAAGATTTTGACCAGCAAATTCAGATATAGTTCCTATAACACTTCCAGCGGTCAAACTTTCGTGTCCTAATAAATCAAATGCCTTGATAAAATAAACCCCAGCTTTAGCTGGTACTATAACCGAGTTAGCTGGTGGACTGACCTTATCAACTAAGACAATACTATTAGGATAACTATCATCAGCATTTGGTGAATATCTAATATGATAATACGCTAAATCTAAATCAGTAGAAGGATCCCATTTTAAAACTGCAACTTGATCTTGAAAGTCTATTGAGAAATTAGCAACATTAGCTGGTGGATCGCTAAATCCAACAACAAAATGATCGCCAGCAACATAAGCTGATTTATATCCAAGTGTGTTTATAGATCGTGCTTTAACATTATATGTAACACCACTTTCAACAGGGATTTCTCTTACTAAGTTTGATGATATTCCAGCAGACTTATAAATTGTATCTGTGCTTTTCTTATAAATGACCTCAAACTTATCAACAAAATAATCTGAAGTTCCTCTTAATGTAACAGTCATTATTACATTTAAGTTTCCTTCTGTAACATTGACAGGCGTGTCAGTTATAGAAACTAATACAGGAGCTTGAACAGTTTTTGGGTTTGGCAAAAATGTGACAGGGGCAGATGGTCTTTGTATCTTAGTATTATAGCTATAGGCGTCAGCAGAATATTCTAAACCTTTAACCCCTACTGTTCCATTGTTCTGTAAAGTAATACCCATACAAATATAATTTTTAGAACTAAAGCCCATTCCACTATGAGTAACTTGAAATATATCGCCTATTGCTAATTCTTGAGCTTCACTTGTTGCTTGAAAAGCAATCTGTAAACCAGATCGTGATCTTTTTAAAACTAACTCAGCAAAATCTTCAGCTTGATATGGATTAGTCGTGCAAGGCAAAGACATTTCAAAATGTAATTCTTCATCATTATCATTAGAAAGCATTGTTGCATATTTAAAACTTGCACCAACATTTGTTTCATCTGCTGGTGGATATATAGCTTCGTCTGGTTGATAATTTCTTTCTTCGTTATCAAATCGAGCTATAACCCTGTTATATTTTTTTTGTTTATTTTCACCAATAACATTTATTCCACCAATAATCATATCTTCTGTTATTGATAGAACACTTGATCCTGTGCCTTCAACTTTAAGAGTATATAAACCACCACTATATGTAAAGAAAGCCCTCATAGATGAAAGCAACTTTTTAACATTATCAATTATTTTAGTTTTGTTACCCAATGCAGTATGAGCTTCAAATAAATTTTGTGAACTTGCTCCTGTGAATGGTGTAACAGAAGTATTACAAACACCAGCGGCAGTCGTAAAAGCAGAAGTATCTATATCACTTGCAGATAAACCTTTACCATATCGAGTAGAAGTTAAATAATCATATAAGCATAAAGCTGGGTTAGCAGAATAGGCATAAGTTGATCCTGTTAAATCAGTTAATACTTGTTTACCTTTGATAACAAAATTAATCTTTGGTATTCCGTTAAATGCGTCAGCGTTATATTTAAACCGAAACATAGCGTGACAAATACCTTTACCTAAATGTGAAGATGTCCACCCCAAAGCACTAGCACCATCTGCACCAGCAAAAAAATTGTTATAATCTGTTCCACTATCTGTACCATTAAACCAAACAAACTCTGTTGGAAAAATATCTGTATCAACTTCATCTATAACTTCAACCGCCTTATACATTGGGTGATCTGTTTCAATGCTCAAGTTGGTAGAATTACTTGGTGCAGTTGTTGGTGTTGGTGAAGTTAAGTTTGAAGAACTTCTAATAACAGAAGAAGTACCATAAGTTGAATCTGATCCTGTGTAAGTTGCGTATAATTGATCGTCTAAATACAATTCAGTAAACTTTGCAACTTGACCTTCACATAGAGCCATAACAACATATAAAAATTGATTATCTGAAGTAGTTGCTAACCAAACAATATTACCACCTATTCTTCGAGTGCCATATATAACAGGAAGTGAATCATTACTGTTTCGTTTATTAACCAACAATCCATCACCTTGAAGCATAGCCTCAAAGTCTGGCATATCTGGTATATCTGGGATCATCCACCCAAATAAAAAATCACCAATATCTTCAATAATGTCTACAATAGGATCAATAATATCTTCTATGACATCTACAATATCGTCAATTATACCACCCATTTATACTCCTATTCCGTATTGGCTACCGAGTTTTCTAAATCCTAATCTTTCAAATAACATATCTTTTCTTTCCATATCTTTAGCGTCACTTGTAGCCAATATTAATGGCACTAAATTCTTCTCAGCTATATTGTTAAATTGTTTAATAAGTTTACTTGCGTTATCAAATGTGCGGTGTTCTTCTTTTACAAAGAAAAAAGTATTAATTAACATTTTACTTTCCGACCACCACCATCTTGTAATACTGCCACCAATAGTACCGATGATCTTTTTATCGTGTATTAATAATAAAACTAATCCTTGATCTATTAATCCTTTTAAATATCTAGCACCTAATTGTTTGTTGTATGGTGGATAGATTGTATTAGCCTCATCTGGCATAAGAATTAATAAATTAATTAATTCTGGTATATGGTTTTGATTCGCTTTAATTACAGTATAACTACTGTTTGTCATTCACTTTACCCCATTCAATATCTACCATCATTGAATCAGAAAATTCAAAAAACCGATCACCAGCAAATATTTGTTGTTGTGAACTGTCATTCGTTCTTCTGCCTTTTTTCATTTCAAAGTTTGCCCAATGATTGGCAACATTAATAGATATTCGACTTGAGGTTGTCGTTTCGTTTATATTATATCCAGAGATATAACCTAAGAATATTGTGTAAGGATTATTAACTAATGATCCTGTATCAGTTAAATAAGCTCTAATAATTTTAACAGGTCTATGTATGTGTTCATTACTTAATAACAGGCTAATAAAAGTTTGACTTGCACCTTCTAATACAAATTGAACATTACTCGTTGCAATCTGACTTGATTCAGTAATTGTAGGTATAGATAAAATGTCAGCACCAGCAGTATATGTATTGCTATCAAATGTAATATCATAATACGCTGTCGTTCTATAATAGATTGTACTACCAATAGTGAATTGAATTAAATGTATTTGATCTAAATGATCTGTTGCTAATTCTGTTTTAAGGGTAGCGTGTAAACCTCTTGACATTATAGAACCTCAATAAAATCTAATTCGTATCTAAATAAAGCGTCTTGTCCTATTTGAAACTCTTGGACATCATTTTTCAATGCAACTGTAAATGGAACACTATCATAAGTGACTGCTGAATTATCAGCCAATGCAGTTGTTAATGGTGGTTCTATCGTTACTGTTGCCGCATTACTTGATGAAGTCACATCAGATACGACCATATAAACTTTATCGTGTGAAGCAAACTTAATATAATCACCAGCTTTAAATCGACCAGCACCATCACCAGCAAATGCGTCCATAGCAATAGTTGTATCTCCAACAGCGTGTACTCCGTTTACTAATACTGATCCTGTTTCAGTTCCTAATGCGTCATCAATTATTGGTGGAGTATATGTAAATGATTCTTTTCTACCTCTTTGTGAATTAACAAAAGCAAATATCGGAGCAAAGTTTGTTCTAGTCATTGGTGGAAACGATACTGTCATCTCCCATCTTTGATTTTGTAATTGTCTAGCTTGTCTGCGACCACTAATAGAAGTTGAAACAATCGTTGTTTGATTGTTTTTAATATTAATAGCGTTAGCAATCGGTGTTGTTGGAAATGCACCACTCATACTAGAGCCGCCTGTCCTTTATTATTTAAAGCAGTATTAATCATATTTACTATTTGTCCTCGTCTTGTATCTAGTAAAGCACCAAATGATTGTGCGTCAACTGTTGTGATATTAAAGTTTACAACATTACCACCGCTCGGTAATTGATGATTAGGTGTCACTGTACCAGCGGTTGCTGGTGTAAATAATTCTGGGCCGCGTTCTCCAACTAAGAATGGAGTTCCTTGTTGTCTTGATCCACCAAACATAGCAGGTGGTTGTTGTGATCGAATAGCGGCAACATTAGCAAGACCTGTGGCTACTGTTAATCCTGCTACTGCAAAACTAAATGGCGGTGGTAAAGTTTTTAATGCTAAGTTAGCACCAGCAAAAGTATTCATAATTGCTTCGCCAATCGCAACAGCTTGATTTAATCTAAACATTTTTTTAGATCGTGCCGCTCCCGCTTGAGTAAATTTCTTTAATGCTCTTCCTGTTTCTTCTAATCCTTCTTTTCTTGATTTTACGCCTTCTACCTCAACTTTATGTGCTTCTCTTGAAGAGGCTTTTTGATCTTCAAATCCTTTTGTTACTTTTTGCTGTGCAAATGTAAGAGCCTCAACACTAGAAATAGCTTGATCTACTGAAGCTGTTAAATCTTGATAAGGTTTAGACATTGTATTCTTTTGAGCTAAGAACTCATAAGTATCACTTAAATCTTCTGTCACTGCTCCTAATGATACTTGTGCTTCTGTTGCCTCTGCTAATGATTGTTTTTGATTTTGTAATTGTCTATCAAATTCTCGTAAGGAATCATTATAACCATTTTGATCTAAAGTATTTTCAACAACCTCATCACCAAATAAACCTAAAGCGTCAACAACTTTTTGAATACCAAAAACAACACCCGTTGCCGCCAAGAAGATTAAATTCTTACGCATTGTGGCGTTTAAAGCCATCATTCTTATATTAGCTACACTTATGGCGGTTGCTATACCATACATAAATGAAGCTACTTTAACCGCAACAATAGCAATAAGTGCCGCTTTTAATAAATCAGCGTTATCTCTTAAAAATAATACAGCGTCAGCAGTAAATCTAACTGCTGTTGCAAGTGCTTCTCCTATCTCTTTTCCAAACTGTGCAATCTCATCTTCATTGTTTGCAAGGAATGTATTTAAATCGCCAAACTGTACTTTTAATTCAGTAAAGAAAGACTTGTTAATATCATTTTGAAGTTTAAAAAATTTATCTCCAAGCATAGAGACTGTACCTTCAAAGGTATTAGCAAGTTCATCAGTAGCATTACCAAATCTACCACCTTGTCCAAAGACTTCTTCAAATCTTTCAATAGTTTGATCTATTGAAACTTTTGCACCTTGTTCAAATCCTAGTAAAGATCGAACACCTTTTTCTCTAAATACATCTGCCGCCGCAATACCACCACTAAATGCTCTTTGTATTTGACTAGCTGTTGTTTGAAAGTCTAAGCCTGTTACTGCCGCAACATTACCTGTGATTTCTAAAATTTTTGAAAGTTCACTAGCGTCTTTAGATACAACTGCAAGATTACCAGAAGCCGCAGATATTTCTTGTAAACTAAATGGAACTCTACTTGCAAAGTTTGCAAGATTATCAAATGCCTTACTTCCTTCATCTGCACTACCAAATAAAAATTTAAATCTTACTTGTAAACTTTCAACTTCTTTTCCTACATTAACTAGATTGGTTATTACCCTACCAGCACCAATAGTGGCTAATGCGGCACTTGCCGCTAATGCAAATTTTTTAAGCCCACCTAGATTTTGCTTTGATGACTCAATAGCTTTTCTTGTCTTGTCCTGTGCGACTATATCTATCTTAACTTTTTTTGTCATTTATCTCCTAGATCGTAACTTTGCTTTTTCAAGATTGTGTTGTTGTTGTTCTTTTTTGTTCTTATCTTCTAAGAACACAATCCAAGTCAAAAATTCTTCAACAGAAAATTTTTCAACTTGATGAATAGGTATTTTTAAATAATCAGCTAATTGAACTATTGCTGAGTAATCGTAATCGTTATCTATTTTTTTTTAATGTCTTTTTTTGTGGGTGTTTGCATTAACCAAGTAGCCGCTTCAGATAATGTATCTGGATCAGCTTTCTTCATTAATGTCATTTTATTTTCAAGAGTAAATAAATTCTTACCTTGTTCATCTAAGGCAAGTTCAATCAATGCGTATGCCAGACCTTCGATTGGATCAAGTTCCATCTTTTTAAATAATCTACCTTTCTTTTCAAGATTGATAGGCTCTTTATAAAAAGTTAAATCCCATTCTTCAAAATATTTGCTTTCGCCTTTACTTAATGAATTATAATGGTCTCTGATTTTGTCGATTGCTGACATACGCTTTTTTTATCCTAAATTGGATTGATTGTCAAATTATACTGTACCTCTACTGATAGCACCATTTATTTGACAAGAAATAGATAATCTAATTAGATCGTCCATAGTAACCGCAACTGAATTTCCTGTTACGATTGCTGGTACTGTGTAGAAAAAATCTCCACTATCAGCACCTTCTGGGTGCAAGAGTAAAGTAACTCCTGTTGCTTCTTGTAATACGATCTGACCATTAGAGTCAGTTTCGTCCCAAGCACATTCAACAGTAACAGTTCCACTTTTTCTGCTTACTTCAAATGTTTTGCTTGTGTCAGTTAATTCAGTTGATTCAATTACATCTGCTGTTGTTTCTAGTGTAAATGCTGTCACTTCCGCAACAACATTTGAGCCTATTTTAATTAGACCAGCTGATCCTGTATGTACTGCCATTATTCTTCTCCTTCTTCTGTATTAAAAGATTTTGGTTGTTTAGTTTTTTTGGGTTTTGCAGATGAATCCGACCAGCCTTGCTTAATCATTTCCTCTACTTGGTTATCCCAAACCTCAATAGTGTCTCCGTTACTTTTTTGGAGTTTTTTTCTTTTTGCCATATGTTCTCCCTGTTGGTTTCTTAGCGTCTGGGTTGTTATGCTTATGCGTCCACCCATCAGCTAGGAATTTATTAGGATTGTCTGTTAAAACAGTAATCCCATTTTTAATTAAATAAACTTTATCACTCATATTATGGTGTTCCTTGTGTAAATTTATAGAAGCACCTTATAGTCATAATTGCACCACCATAAGGAAAAATACTTCCTTCGTCAGTTTCAACAGCAACTAATTGGGTGTCCAATGCGTTGCCATTTCTGGTTCTATCACTATCCAATGCAGTCTCAACTGTTGTCACTAACTGATTTCTTTTAGTGTCTATATTTACTGTACTTGCACTTGCATTGGAAACAAAACCAAATATTCTAAAATCAATCGTCCCTGTACGAGTAATATTACTATTCTTAATTGTAATATCTTCTCTAGTCTCATCAGCGGTCTGTATAAAGACTGCTGGGAATTGTTGTTGGGACAACTCATCTATTTCAAAAGGCTCTCTCGTTACTTTTCCGAAAGTGATCGGACTGCTAACCGCAGTAAGGGTTGTAACTATGTGAGCCGCAATATCTTCTCTTTCACTCATATTCTTAATTCTTTTTCAAATGATTTTCTAAATACTTCAACTGCTTTATCTTCCTCAGTTCTATTAACATCAAAGAATGGTCTTGATTGATCGTTAAAAAATGCTTTTATATTCTGTGTTCTATTAGGAAAGAATATCTGTCCTTTTGTGTTAGATAATCTTTTAAATGACATATTCCCTAACATTTGACCACTAAAAAATAAATTAGGTGTTAATGAAGAACCTCGTTTAGCTCGTTTTCTTGCATAACCTTTAGAGTATTTTTTAAATGCTCCACCTTTAACACTTCTTCCCTGTCTTGTACGATCTTTTATAACATTCTGTATAAAGGTTGCAGTCAATGCCATAGCCTTTCGACTAGCGCTAGGTATCTTTCTTTTAATCTGATCTAATGCACCTTTAACAGCAGATACTTCAATCTGCATATTAACTGTAACCATTATCTAACCAATCTAAGTGAATGAACTGCAACTTTTTCAGCGTCAGATATTGTGCTATCATCATTAGCGTCATACTCGACACCATCTCTTAAAATATCTGCAAATTCATCTTCATATCTTTCTCGATAAAAAATACCCATTTGTTGGAAACGATCTTCGTCACCAGAAGCATTAAACTTTGTTAATGATGGACAGACATAATATCCCAAACATCTATAAACTGTTGCTCTTGTCCATTGTGAATCAGTAAGTAAAGTTAGATCAATTTCTATACCACCAGCATAGCTTCTGTTTCTTGATTGATTGCTGTGATAAACTGACCACCATTTGTTTCTAATATCTCTTTGTACATCTGCTATTGCTTGGGTTACATAAGTATCAAGCTGACCTGTACTAAGCCCCATATCCCCTATATCTGGTTGATATGTAATTAAATCTGTGCGTGCCGCAAATGCCATAATAAAATTCCTTGTAAATAATTAGAGGGGGGAAAAATCCCCCCCCTTTTAACGCTAATCCTATAAAGATTAAAGTATGCTTGAGTCAGCTAATACTTCAATTCCATATGAATCGTGTAGTTCGCCTACGCCATAAACAGCAGTGGCAACAATTTCAGTTCCTCTAATTGAAGCGTCTCTTTGAGTTTCAATTTTAAGGTCTTGTAGCATAGCTATTCCTAATGCGTCTTTATGGAATAAACCACCTTTAAAGTCACCTGTTGTACCTGTGTTAGCCATATTTGAAGTTTCAAACACATTAACACCAGCAAGTTGTCCTACAAATCCACTTCTCAATGCTTCGTTAGCAAGATCAGTTGGATTAGGGTTTGCAAATGTATTAGTTAGGTTTGCTTTTAAGTCATAAGCAATAGCTGGGTGTAATACCAAAGACATATCGTTACTTGGTACACCATTTTGTTTTAGTTTAGATACTGCTTCAAAAACTTTTGCAACAGTAATAGCCGCGTCAGCCGCACCTACTGCACCTGAAAAGTTATCAAATAAAGCAGTTAGATCAGTGTCAATTTTTTTTGAAATAGCTTCACCAAATAATCTTCCTAGATCTCTTACAACATCTGATTCAGAAGCGTTTAACGCCATATCTGTAACAGTTGTCATAATTCCAACTTCAGACACAGTAAGATCAGCTTTAGAAGTTGATACTGCTGTATTACTTAGGTCAGTTGCTTCTGCAACAGCCGCCGCACTTACAGTTGGGTAAATTGGCACTTGTAGTACCTTGCCTGAATTTTTAGGCATAGTGTAGTTTCTTACAAGACCTCGCATAATTGAAGTTTCAGACGCTACAAATAGAGCTTCTGCAACCATAGGCGAGATCAAATCGTCTAATGTCGACAATGTTGATTCGTTAGCCATAATTTTTCTCCTTTATGGTTTATTAGTTAATAATTTTTTAGTAATTTTTCCTTCCGATATTCAGCATATTTTGCTTTATCTTCTGGATTATTCATATTTAGTTCCGCCAAGTTCAAAGGTTTGGGCGTATCACCACCAACACTCGATCTAGAGCCAGCACCGCTAGGCGTTGCAACTTTAAAATGAGGGTTGTCATCTAAAAACTGTCCAACATATTCTTTTATACTAAGTGGTTCACCTTTATCGTTATACATTGGTGCATTATTATCACCAATAATTTCTGGTTTACCATCGTCTCCTAATTGGACTTTGTTTTTTAACAAATTAACGACTTGCTCTGGTTTGATAGCTTGTTGTTCACTTGCTACTTTAATCAATGCGTCATCAATTCGTACTTTTTGTAACTCGGCTTGGTATTGTGAAATAACAGCGTCTTTTTTAGATACTGTTTCTTTCAATACTTTATCAAATTCACCTCGTTGTTTTTGCATATCCAACTCTTTAGCTTCTTTTTCTTCTAAAAGTTTTCGTGCTTCATCAGGATCGATACCTGAAAATTTCTTTTCAAATTTAGCTCTTTCCCTTGCTAGTCTTTTTTCAAGAATCTTATCCAACTCGCTTTGTGCAATCATTGGTTCTTGTTGTTCGACTTCCTGTTTTGTTTCTAGAGATTCAGTATTCTCAATCTCCGTTTTTTGCTCGTCAGCCATAGTAGTATTCTCCTATATTATAAGATCGCCATTTTCATTGTACCAACTTGGATCAGTCGGTTGTAGATGGTGTCGGCAATTATATCCACCTCTACTTGTAAATGGATCGGTTGTTGATTTACCTTTCCAACTCTCAGATGACCACTTATCTCTAAGTTCTTCCTCTGAAAATATCTTTCCTCTATTCGCTATACAAAATGGTCTACTATCACCAATTATATCTCCGTAATAAAGAAAGTTTGTTAGACCAGCTTCTTCCGCCTTTGCTTTCGTAAACTGTCCATCAAATTCCATTAAACTATCGTGCGCTAATTGTTTAGCGTATCTTCTCATATTATTTCCAACACGATCTGCACCATAAAAGGTGTGTAATCTTTCTATCGCCTTCGCCTTTGCTACCTCATCTGTTGTAGAGGCAACAAACTCTACTAATTCATTTATCTCATCAACATCAGCTTTGATATAAACTCCGTTTATTCTTTGTTGAAGTGACTTAACCATATCATTAATTGGTTTTCCGCTTATTGTCGAGGAATAAACATTATCAGCCAGAGCGTTTACTGTTTCCGTTCCAATGTTTGTAAAGCCTGTGAACTTTAGTCGTTTAAGGTTTGTTATCGTTTCAATATCAACTTCAGTAAGTGTTTTAAACTTAGCTGGTATTGGTAACACTTTCATATTATCTACGACTTGTTTTGCAACCTTATCGTATTCTCTAACAGTACCATCAGCCCATAGAGTATAATGTTCATCAATTGCTTGTCTTAGCTTTGGTCTTATTTCAACAGCCAATCGTGCTTCAAACAACTTACCTTGTTTAGTTGGTAGTTCGTTTGCTATTTTAACAACATCTCTTTCTAAGTTTTCAAGAGCTATATTTAATCTATTGGTATGTCTAAGTTCAATATCATCTACAAGGTTTTCTCTTAACTGTGCTAAATCTTCTATCTTATCAGCCATTATCTTCTCTTGCCTTGTCCTCTGTATTTTTTATATGATCTTCTCTTAGATTTATTCATAGTAGACTTTATAGGGTTTCTACCCTGTGAAGTTCCCTTCTCAGTCTTTATGTGGCTCGTGTAATTCTTTATCTTCCGCATTTCTTTTCCAAAATTCGTCTAATGCGTTATGTTCGCAATTAGAACATTTACATATAACACACTGTCCATTATTTCCACAATGACACTCGTGTTCGCAGTTACGACACATCATAGCTCCCCCTATTCAATGATTCGTTTAATTCTTAGCCTTCCCATATCATTCTCAAGTTCAGCTTTCACTTCCTTGCATTGGATATATATTCCTTCTTGATCTTCACCAATGGATCTAGATACAACTCTTTTCTGAGCCAAACAATCAGACATTCCTTTCGTTGGAACATACTCTAGAACTTTGTTTCCATCTTTAATCATCATCATAGCAAACACTATTTCGATCATTGTTTGTAACTCCCATTTTTTTCTTCTAAATCAATTATGCGTTCTTCGTGGAATTGAATTACCATATCGTTCTTCTGAATCATTGGCATTTCTTCTTCCATTTGCTCTTTTAACTTCTCGACATTACCAGCAAGAAATTCCGTCAACATATAAAGTTCTTGTATCTGAGGACTAACCATATCGCCTTTAGGCACTCCATCAATAAAGTCATTAGCCGCTTCTAAGTCTTTAGTAATTAACTGAAGCTCAGTTTCCACCAAAGTTAATCTTTCTAAGAGATTAAAATAACTGAAGCTACCGATGGCAACTGCCGCTAGTATAAATAAAAGGTTTTTGGCTGGTAAACTGACTTTGCTATCTTCTGATAAGTCTATCTTACTCGACATCTTCTTCAGCTACTTCCGCTTGTGTCTGTGCTGTTTCAAATACTCCAACTTCTGTTTGTGCTGTGATCTCGTCATTAATCGTACTAATAACAGCGTCATCATCAATAACCGCACCTACAATTTGTTTATCAATCTCTTTTTGGAATGTGCTTGATCTTACGCCACTTGCTTTAGCCTGTTGTAAATATGCAAGATCAGAAGCATAATCTCTAAGATTAAAGCTATCTGGGTAATTAATAACACCATCAAATGCTTTGCCTTGCCATCTAGCCCATAAGCTCCATATTTGTTCTTCAGCGTTTTCCAATAAGTCAGCTTTCTCACTTAATGTAGAGTTAAGGTTTTCAAACTCAGTCTGTAAAGCAATCCCAGATTGGACTTGGGTTTTAGTTTGTCTCACACCAGACATATGAGTTGCCCTATCTATCATCTCAATCTTTTGCTCAATAGATGATCTAATCTCACTTAGGTTAGAGCCACTAGGTTGCAATAGAAATGGTTTCAAGCCACTATCTAAATCGTCTGGCATTGATATAATTGCACCAGCGCCAGCGCTTGCCTCAACTCCTTGAGTTTTAACTAAGCTAGGGTGATTGGATAGTCTAATAAGTTGTTCCATCTCAGATAACTCGTTGTAGATAGACTGTTGCAATAATGCAACATCTGTCAAATCACTAATCCCTACACCTTGTCTTGGTGATCTTTTATTATACAGGCAAATAGCTGGTATAGTTCCTAATTGGTTAGGCTTTACTTCAATAACTTTTATCTTGCCTCTTTCTGGTACGAATACATAAGATATTTCATTCGGTGTCCATATTCTAAAATATGATCCGTCAGATGTAATTTCTTCTCTAACCTTAATATAATCCAACACATAACGACCACTAGCGGCTCTTACATAGTGCCAATCCATAACATTATCTGGCGTTACCATTGTTAGATAAGGTCTTATGTCTTGGTTTAGTTCTTCTGCTCTAGTTTGTGCGTTGCTTTCTGGTTTATCTACAAATATCCAAACATTCCCATAAACACCAGCGTAAGTCTGTGCGTTCTTCATAAACGCATTAAAATTCTGTCCATCAAGGTCTGTATCACTTAAGAATGATTCTAAACTAGGATCACTCTCCAATACGCCATAATCTCTTGTTGGTGGTACTCTAAATAGAAAACTTGAGTAAATACTTATAATATTTCTACAATGATTGTCTATTGGTGTGTAATTAACTCTGTTTTGATATTCTAAATCTAGTTCCAATGCGTATTCGTGTAAGAAGCCACCAGATCGGTATTCATCTCCACCTAAATATGATCTTAAGTAAAAATTCCATCTAGGGATCATCAGATCATAGTTATCGTGTCGGTTTTCCATAAATTCTTTATCTCGAATTAAGGAATCCATATTTTGATTCATTATGTACATTATTTAACGCTCCATCTTTGAGGTAATTGTTTTGTGTATTGTTTTCTTATAGGGAACAAATAATCTACCGCATAGCCTATGGCGTCGTTCATATGGTCAAATCCGCTATCCTTGTCTGGTTGCGTAGTTCCCTCTTTATAAAGGTGTCTTTCCAATCCTCTAATGATGTTCTTACATTTTGGATCTATAAACATCATTCTTTGATCGTTTGTATTCTTTAATCGTGAATTAACAGCGTTAATCCTGTCCCTTACTTGAGGGTGTGCATTTTTAACTCTTACTGTCAATCCAGCGTTTTGTAATATGTTTAAATCAGTCATTCCACCAGCAGAGGTCTTTCGTTGCCTACAAGCTGGATCTGGGTAGACTATTATCTGTCGGTTGGGATATCTTGTTTTGATTTCCTTAACCAACTCGTCTGTATTTGATGAATAGATAACTATTTCATCAATTAAATTAATAATATCATTATGTATCTGAAACACTGCCGCACTCATTGGATCAATATTAAAATCCATTCCAATATGTAAGGTAGTATTGTTATCTTTTAAGGTCTTAACATTTTGCTCTCTATCAAAGTTATAATAGATAGCTCCAGCATATGTTTCAAAGGTTGCCTCATACTCTTGTCTGAATGTCCGTTCATCAAGATCAGACTTAGCGGCTTCAATTTCATCTGGCTCTACTTGTCCACCTTCAAGTGTTGTAAACTGCCAAGACTTCCAATCATTGTCCTCTTTGCCCTTCATATAGAGATCATAAGCCCAATTACCATAACCTCTAGGCGTTCCACAAGCAAAGAAACTACCTTTAGTGTCAGACAATGTAGCTCTTAACACTGAATAATATGCGTCACTTGGAATGTCAGCAAACTCGTCCAATACGAGAAAATTTAATCCTACACCTCTTAATTGATCGTATGATCT